GAAAACTTCGCCTGCCCCTGTATCCCGAGCTTGTTGGCGCGCGAGGAAAGCGCGCCGCGCGTGCGATGCGTCAATACGCGCTTCACGCCGCGCCAGCCTTCAACGGGATAGACGCGCGCGATCACGTCGTCCTCCCATTGCTCCCATTGCGGTCCGCGTTTCACTTGAATACCCCTACGTCGTCGGATTCAAACAGCATCGGCAGGTATTCCCCAAACGCGCGGTGGAATCTCATAGCAGTCTCCCCTTACTTTGCATGAAAGCGATTGGGTGCTTCGCCCCCTTACTTAGATTGCATGTGGCGCATAGCAATTGAAGGTTTTCATCCTCATGCTTGCCGCCCAGCGCGAGAGGCATCACATGGTCAAGATGGGAAGTTGAGCCAAGCAGCTTGGCCCGACAGCAAGCACACAGGCCACGTTGCTTTTTTGCCAGAGATGCCTCGATGCCAGCAGAAACACTTCCCATTAATCCAGCGAGCCTTGCCCTTCGGTTTTGACAGTTTCTTTTTGCCGCGTCAGGGTGCTTCCGGTAGAACCGCCTGGTAGCCAAGCGATTTATTTCCCGATGCCTCTCGGGATTCTTGTCCGCCCACGCTTTTGCGCATGCAACCCTTCTCCTGCGAGCCTCGCCTTCCGGCAGCCTCTGGGATTCGGAATAATTGGCCAGAATCTCGCGCCTCAAGCACCCGCATGACTTGGCGCGTCCGTTTCGTAACGCCCCGCGCTGCGGCTCAACTATTGCTCCGCAATCACAGAGGCATCGCGCCTTCGGGTTCTTCCGGTCCGGAATAAGCGCAATCACAACAAGGCGACAGAATCGTTGCCCTATCATCCGTACTTCCTCCATCGTTCAATGCGGTTGTCTTGCACGGCAAGTAGCTGGTCTCCGTCGCCGAAGGTGTCCAGGAACTCCCGCTTGTGGTGCCGCCATGACGGACCGTGCTTCAGTCGGCACGCAGGGCAATCGCGCACCGCGCCATCGCAATGGCAGCGCCCAACGTGGTGCCACTGACAGAGGCCAACCGTGAACCGCTCGCCGCGGCGCTTGCGCCCCGGCTGGTCGCCTTCGTTCAAGTGGTGCTTCTCACAGCCCACGCGGTACGGCACGCCGTACAGGGAACAGGCGGTGCAGCCAAGCTCGCGGATGGCAAAGTCCCTAAGTTCGAGATTCATTCGCCCACCCCGCCTTCGCAGCACGGCAGGCGCAACAGGCACGGGTGCTGGTAAGCCTTGTCCAGCAGGCGGCGGCTGCGGAAGGTCATGCGATCAGTCTGCCTTGACGCTGCGCGTCTTCGATGCGCTTGCAGGCCGTGTCGAAATGCTTCGCATCAAGCTCGATGCCGATGAACTTGCGTCCAAGTGAAAGCGCGGCAACGCCAGTGCTGCCACTGCCCATGAATGGGTCAAGTACGGTCTCGCCCTGCAACGTATGCGCGCCGATCATGCGTTCGATCAAGCCGACTGGCTTCTCGTTCGGATGGAACATCGTCTTTGGCTTCGGCAGGCGAATCACATTCGCGATGGCCGAAACATCTTCGTTCCAACTCAACTTCGCGCCACGCCGGTGCGCGACCATGACCATTTCATGCTGGCGTCGATAACGCCACCCGACGCCCGGGTTCGCCTTGTCCCAGATCACGGAGTGAAAGAACGAGAGGCCCTTGTCGTCGAGCCGTTCCGCGAGCCAGGCGAAAGTGGGGCGTGGGCCGCCGCCGCCGCAGCAGCAGCAGCAGCAGCAGTCCCGATCTGGCCGCAGTACGCGCGCCGCTTCTTCCAGCATGGCGTCGACGACCTCGCGCATTTCTTCCGGCGTATCGTTCGCGATCGGTTCGGCTTTCGTTTCCCGGCCGTCGCCCATAATGTCCGCACGCGCCGACAGGAAATCACCGTCCGCGTTGCTGTGCCCGTAGGGAGGGTCGGTCCAGATCATTTCAATGCTGCCCCCCCCCAGCGACGTCATGACTTCGCGACAGTCGCCCTCGTAAAGCGTCGCGTTGCCGATGATGACGGGGTTCATGCAGCCCTCGGCACGAACACGCCGGCCTGCGCTGCGGTGCGATCCACCATGTCCACGAACTCGGCGAATGTCTTTGCGTCGATCACGTTGCGTTTCCCTTCCTCGTTCCGCGTCGTTGTCCGAACCGGCACGCTCACGAACCCTTCCGGACTGCGCGGCGTACGCGGCACCTTCTGATCCTTCCATCCCCACATGCGTCCGCAGAACCATTCGTGCAGGTCGTCCCTGTCAAAGCCCATCGCCTCGGCTATCGGCGCGTACATCGCCCACAGCATCGCGTTCTGTTCGTTGCTGCGGCTGCGCTTGTACGGCTTGCACTCAACGTCCAGCGGGAGCTTTTGATTGGCGACGAAGGCCATCCAGCGTGCAAGTTCGGCAGGCGTTGAGATTTTCATTGTTTCCTCGCTAGTTCGTAGGACTCGCGCAGCCACGCATCGACCCTGCCGATTTCGCGGCCATGTTCGATACCGCCGACCAGCCGCGCCTCGGGATATTTTTCGCGCACCATGTCAGTCATCTCGGCCAGCAATGGAAAGGCGGCGCGATTGCGTTCTCGATCCGATTCCCTGCGGGCCGCCTCGGCCCTCGCTATTCGTTCCAGTGATTGAATTGGGTCGCTGCTGGGGTTCGGATTCATCGAATCGCATCTCCGGAAGGCACGGCTTCGCCCACACTTCGCCGGGGTCGCCGTCGCGGTTCTTGCGTAGGAATATCTCGGCGTATTCGGCAATCGAACTCGCCGGGTTGTAATAGGCGTCGCGGTAGATCATCGCTACTACGTCCGCGTCCTCTTCCGCCGCGCCGCATTCGCGCAAGTCGGAAAGGATCGGGCGCTTGTCGGAACGGGACTCAACGCCGCGGTTGAGTTGCATCAGGACAATCACGGGAACGTTCAACTCCCTGGCCAGCGCCTTCAGGTCTTTCATGTCCTCGCCCTGCTCCTGGTCGGCGCGACCCTTCCCTTCTCGGCGCAAATGACCGAAATGGTCGATGATGATTTCCCGAATCGGCGCGCGTTCGTGTTCGCGCAAGGCAGCGGATCGTATTTGCTGCGCGTTCAATCGCTGGCCGTCGTAGATCGATGCGGACAGGCGTTGCTTCACTTCGCGCGCTGCCTCCGTGATCCGCGAGAAGGCGTAGTCCGGCGCATCCGCAGGAAACAATATCCAGCGCAGCGGAAATCTGCCGACATGCGCGGTCATGCGCGCCAAGAGGCGGTCGGCCTTCGTTTCGAAGCTGAAGATCAGTGGACGCCCGGCAGCCAACCCGCCCTGCAATGCAAGCGTGGTTTTACCCATCGACGGACGGGCGGCGATGATGATGAGGTCGCCGGGCTGCTTGCCGCCGGTCTTTTCGTCCAGCGCCGGGAGGCCGAACGATGTGCCGATCATGTCGCCAGACTCCATGCGTTCCTGCATGGCGTTGACCATTTCTGTCAGCCCATCATTCACCGACTTCAGGGCTTGACGCTTGCCGGAGGCAATGCCCGCGATGGCAGTCTGTGCCCCCGCAACAATGGTGGCCGCATCCTGCCCGTCTGGCTGGAAGCCGTCGTTGACGATGCCGGTGCCGACCTCGATCAGCTGCCGCAGCACCGACTTGTCGCGCACGATGTCGGCGTAGGCGGCGATGTTTGCCGCGCTCGGCGTGCCGCTGGCGAGTTCGACCAGGTAGGCGCCTCCGGCGACCTGTTCGGCCATGCCATGCGATTCGAACCATTCGCCGATGGTGACCGCGTCGTAGGGACGACTCTTCTCCGCCAGTTCGCGGATGGCGCGGAAAATGAGCTGGTGATCGCGGCGGTAGAAGTCTGCATCGGTCAGCGTGCCCTCAATCTTCCCGAAGGCGTTGGGGTCAAGCATCAGGCCGCCAAGCACGGCCTGCTCGGCCTGCACGGACTGTGGCGGAAGCCGTAGCGCCTCGACCGGGATCATGGCCGCATCTCCCGCTGCGCGGTCTGCCCGACCGTGGTCAGCACGAAGCCATCGGCACCAGCGCGCCAGAGCTTCAGCCAATCCTCGCGGACGGCGTTGCGGAACGTGGCCCGCCAGTCGGCGTAGGTTTTCGCCCTGCCCTGCCCGTCGCCCGTGTAGCGGCCCTCGAATACCCACCACGCCAGCGCGATCCAGTCCCGGGGAATCCCGACCTTCGCCGCCCAATCAAAAATCGGGTCGTCAGCAGGAACCGCGTCGTTGTCCCCAAGCTCCGCGATCCAGTCAGTCAGCGTGCAAGTTTTCGCCTTCCCATGCGCGCGCTTCTCTTGCTTTTTATGGCTAATGGCTAATGGCTTATGGCTAGCATTGCCATCGCATTGCGTTTCCGATGCGTTCGCATATGCGTTCGCATTGCGTTCGCTCCACCTTTTCCCGGCAGACTCCTTTGCTTTCAATGACTTGCCGTGAAATGCCGAGATTTCCTCGTCTGCCCTGGTATTTCGCCACCCCTCGTCTGTCAGTGTGAAGAACGCTTCGAGCACGGAGCGCACCGCATTTCGCTCATGCGTTTCGTATGCGTTCGCAATGCGTTCGCATCGGTCGTCAGGAATGGGGCGCTCGGTGCTGTAGTAGTAGTCCAGCAGCAGGCAGTAAGCGCCATGCTCGGCTAGGGAGAGGTGCCTGGTGTCCTTCGCATAATCCCCGAGATGGCGCTTGTAGTAGTTCACTGCTTCCCCTGAAGTTCCCGTTCCAACCTGGCCCTCTCCCCTTCCCCCATCGGCGTGGCGTCCATTGCCAGCCGCCTGCATTCCTCGCATCGCCTCTGGAACTCGGCGATGGATGCTTTCTTGCGCTCTTTCAGAGCCCACCGGATGTAGTCAGCGGTTCGCCGGGTTTCGGCGTCGTGCGTGTAGGGAATCCCGTTGTCCATCAGGCAGTCCTTGGCGGTTCGGGCGGCATCGGCCGCGTGTGTTTCAGCAGCCACCGCTTTGCGCGCTCGGCCGAGAGATCCACGACATTCGACGGCTCGGGTTTCGGCGCGGCTCGGAACAGCTGCTTCAGGCTGGCGAACGTGCCTTTCATGCTTTTGTCTCCATCGCAATGCTGTCCAGCGCGTCGCAGACTTGGCGCAGCAGGTTCGTTCCCGTAGCCGCGCATAGCGGCGCGATCAGGTCGCTGGGAATCGCCCGCCTGCCCTTCCGCAGCAGGCAGACATAGGACTCACTCTTGCCAATATGCGAAGCAATGGAGGCGAGCTTGTGCCCGCCCATCTTCATTGCCACGGCAAGCGCCTTTGCCGGCGCTTCGTCCTCGTATTGCAGACAGGCGCGCGTGGCCATTCAGTCGCCCTCCGGCCAGACGAAAGCCTCTTTCCGGTAGCGCCTGTCGCTGACTTCCTCGATACGCAGGGCAACGGCGGGCGTGATTGCCCGACTCCCCTTTGCAATCCTGCTGACGGTGGACTTGTCCACCCCCAGGGCATCGGCGGCGCGGGACTGGTTGCCGTCGAAAACGACGGCCACGAAGTCATTGAATAGCTCGGTCACGGACAGGGGTTCCCTCATGGCAACTTGCATCGTGCCCGAAGGTTTCCCTGATGTCAACTACCCCTTGCGGGCTGCCGTACCTTGGGGCGCGTCTCAGTCCCTGCGGGTCACCCCGGCCATGCAGGCTGGGATCGCCGATCATGTCTGGAGTCTGGAGGAGATCGCCGGGCTGGTGCCGGAACCCGTGGCCAAGAAGCGCGGCCCGTACAAGAAGCGGCCGGATCAGGATTCAAACTGAGGCACTACCATCACCTGACTGGGTTTCCTGAACGCTGGATAAACAGTGTTGCCTCCAAGGCAATCACTTGTTGACCTGTAGGCACCTTCCATGTTTCCCTATTGTCAACGCCCCACGAACACCGCCACCGGGCGGCGGGGCAAAGGGAGAGGAAATGTCGGACACATACGACACCGAGGCCGCAGTCGCCGCCGTCGCGGCGCACCTGGTCGAACAGGATGAAGTCGCCGAACTGGTTGCCGACCTGAACGACGCGGCGGGGTCTGCGCTGAACGCGCTATCTGCCCTGCCGTCGAAGTCGCCTGCCATCGTGACCTTGATGCAGCAGCTTCGCCGGATCAGCCGCATGGTCGAGGCCGAGGGCGACCGGATCATCCAAGAGGCCCGCGAAAGTCGCGAGGAAGGCCGCGCGTGGGAACGTGAGCTTGCGCGGGAGCGTGCGGCATGAACGCCCGCGACCTCGAAATCCTGAACGCGCGGAACCGGATGACGCCGGAGGAACGCGACCTCGACATTCTGCGCGAGACGTTCGGGCCGCTGTTTTCTCGGGTGTTCCCCGACATCGCGCCGCCGAAGGTGGATCGCGACGACGCCGACTTCGAGGCGCGGCGATGATTTCCTTTATCACTCCGACCGCGTTGCCGATTGAGGCGGCGACCACAATGGGCGTGTCCGTGAAAGAGTCGGACAACGCCATTGGCAAGTTCGGAACCGGCCTCAAATACGCCATTGCCGGTGTTCTTCGCCTCGGCGGAAAGGTCGAAGTTTCCATTGACGGCGAATCTTTCGTGTTCGTCGCCAAGGAAGCTGACATTCGCGGTCGCTCGTTCCGGATCGTGCATTGCAACGGCCAGCCCTGCGGATTCACTACCGACCTCGGAAAGCATTGGGAGCCATGGCAACTTTTCCGGGAGCTTGCCAGCAATGCGCTGGACGAAGGCGGCTGCTGGGAAAATGGGAATGCGTCAAATAGCGCTGGCCGAACGGTGATCCGCGTGGAATCCCGCGAAGTCGAGGACTCGGAACGAAACGAGCGGGTTTTCCTTGGCGCTCGCCAATGCCTGCTTGATTCGGCGATGGGCGCGCAGGTCTTTGAAGGCGCGAATCCCCATTACTACTTCAATGGGATTCGTGCTGGCAGCTTCGGCGGAACTGCGCCAGTAACGGTCAACGTCAAGCATGGCACGCTTTCCGAGGACAGGCTGCTAGACCTTTCGGTTGTGCAAAGCGAACTCGCGTGGGCCTTCCGGACTGCGACTACTTGGGATCCGGGGCTAATGCTATCCGTGCTCCCGCAGTCGGAGCCGGGAAGCTTTTGGGTCGAGAACGTCAACAACTACACGCTGCGAAACGCGGAACTTCCATCGTCGCTGATGGACTTCCTCGCCGAGCGCCCAAAGTTTATTCGGCACCCCGCCTTCTCCCAAGTGTTGGATGCGCATGTTCGGAAGGGCGGCAAGGCGAAATGGCAAGAAGTCCAGGCCACGCCACGACAACAGGCGCTTCTGTCCGAAGGCGAGGCGTTGTGTGCCGCAGTCGGAATCGACGCGATCCCACGAGACAGGGCGCACTTCACGACCGACTTGCACGATGCGCAACTCGCCGTGACCTGCATGGACACGCGGCACGTTTGGTTCAGCACGAAACTGGCGATGCTGGGACGCGACGAGTTCCTTAGCGGATACCTCGAAGAAGCCATGCACGCGATGACCGGCTTCCGGGATTGCACGCGCGAGTTCCAGAACGCGCTGATGGCAGTGATCGTTTCAAACTTCTCGCAGCATATGAGGGCAGCCGCATGACCGCCGGCCTCAGCACCACGCGCTGGCGCCAGTCGCCGATGCGCCGATTCCTTCGCCGCGCGTGGCAGTGGGCCATCGCCGCGTGGATCGTGTTCGGCTGGGTGCTGGTGATCCCGGCGTGGTTCTACTTCGGAGCGCCGCTGTGAGGGGTTTCGGTTTCGTCATTCGCAACGGATTCGCCCGCTGGTGGTACGCCGGATCAGATGGCGTGAAGCGGTGGGCGGACAACGATCAACCCGTGGAGGGGAAATGATTACGAACGTGACAGGCATTCGCCAAGTCCCGCCGACGCCGACATTCGCGGATCGTCTGGCCGAGTTCCGAGCAAAGACGCAGCCGCAGCTTGGCAACGCCTTCCCGTGGCCGTGGCTGACCGAATCGTTCCGGCGCGAGTTTGGCGTGGACTGGACGATCAAGCCGCTGACCGATGCCGAAGGCGAAGCCTACGCGCGGGCAAACGAATACGACGAACGTGGGTTTTTGGTATCTCCCTGAGAGGACGAAATGACAAGCATCAATGAACGCATGGTCGCGGTCACGCGCCGAATTGCAAACGAAGGCATCGGCAAGACGCGCAAGAACGCGCATCAAGGCTACAACTTCCGAGGCGTCGATGAGGTGATGAACGCCTTTGCGCCGCTGCTGGCGGATGCTGGCCTATACCTGCGCCCGGCCTACTCCGAACGGAGCGTGGTCGAGCGGCAAGGCAAGTCCGGCGCGCTGATTTACGTCACAGTCAAAGGCGACTTCACGTTCACCGACGACGCGGGCGAGGCCGTCACGGTCGGCCCGTTCTACGGCGAAGCGATGGACTCCGGCGACAAGGCCACGAACAAGGCGATGGCGGCGGCGTTCAAATACGCCATGTTCCAGACGTTCTGCGTTCCGCTGGAAGGCGTGACCGGCGGCGATGCGGACAGCGTGACGCACGAAGTCCAAGTGCAGACCGTGGACGAGGAACAGGCGGCGACCATCCGCGACATGATCGAGGCGACGGGGAGCGACACGGCGAAGTTCTGCGCCGCGTTCGGCACGGATTCCGTGGACACCCTGCCCGCCGCCAAGTACGCCCAAGCCGTTGCCGCGCTCAATCGCAAGGCAAAGCAGGCCGCCTGATGGAACAGGGATCGCCCGAATGGCTGGCAATCAAGGCCGGCAAGATCAGCGGAAGCCGGTTCAAGGCCGTGATGGCGCTGCACAAGCGCACCGGCAAGCCGAACCGCCCGCGCCTGGACTTGATCGCCGACCTTCGCCGCGAGCTGGAAACCGGCCTGCTTACGTCGATTGAGCCGAACGAATACATGGCGCACGGGACACGCTGCGAGCCGATTGCCTGCGCCCTGTACGCCTTCACCCGCGACGTGGACGTGCAACACGCGGCATGGATTCCGCACCCGTCCATCGCCTACGTCGGCTTTAGCCCGGACGGGCTGGTGGGCGACGACGGCATGGTCGAGATCAAGTCGCCGGCATTAGAGCCGCGCCATACGCGGACGGTGGAGTCCGGCAAATGCCCGGATGACTACCTGCCGCAATGCCAAGGCGGGCTTTGGGTCACGGGGCGCGCGTGGTGCGATTTCGCAAGCTTTTGGGAGCCGACGCACGACCTTTGCGTGGTGCGGGTTCAGCGGGACGAAACATTCATTGCACGCCTAGAAGCCGAATGCGCGGCGGTGTGGGCGGAAGTCATCGACGCGCAGGAGAAAGCAGCATGAGCTACGAAATCAAGCCAAACACCGGCACGTTGTTCAAGAACGACGTGGAGGGCAAGTCCGAGAACTTCCCGCCCTACGGCGGCACGGTGAACATTGACGGCACGGAATACTGGGTGTCCGCATGGGTGAAGGACGGCAGCAAGGGCAAGTATTTCTCGCTGGCGTTCAAGCCGAAGGAGCAGCGCCAGGAATCGAAGCGCCAAGCCCCGCCTACCGATGACTTCGCGGACGATTCGACCATCCCGTTCTAGCCATGAACACCCAAGCCGTGAGAGGGGAATCAATATCCACGCGCGCATTGCGCGATAGCAGCCGCAGCCTGTCTAGCCTTCGGGCGCTCCCGGACAGGCGATGCGGTAGCGATGCCCACCGCTTGGTAGCGGGCAGCCTAACAACCAACGCGCGGCCTAGCGCAGGAGGGGATTGTGGATAGTCAGTTCTATGTGGTCTGGAATCCGGCGCACGGCTTGCCGCGTGTCCGACATAACGAAGAACACGAGGCGCGCGCCGAGGCCGAGCGGCTTGCTGGCGCGAACCCGGGTCAGACCTTCTACGTGATGCTCGCCGTTTCGGCGTCCGCATCGAACGCGGTGCACACGCGCCGCCTGCACGAACCGAGGCCGGTCTGATGACCACCACCCTCCCCGACCGGCTGCTTGCCGAGGCCAATCTGGCGGTTGTTCCGCCGCGCACTGCCGAAATTCTCCGCGAAGCCGCCGCCGCGCTGTCCGTGCCCGAGTCGCTGGAGGCGGTTACGCAACTCGAATGGAGCGCCACGCTCTGCGACGGCAAGAACGTGGACTACGCCACCGCCGAGAAGGCCTGCGCCGCGCTCGGCGAAGGCTGGCGCTTGCCGACCGTCGAAGAACTGTTCGCCCTAGCCGACCGCACGCGCTCCGAGCCGGCGATCGACACCGAAGTCTTCCCCGATACCGAGAGCGACTGGTACTGGTCCAGCACCATCACTGCGAGGTCCTCGGTTCGCGCCTGGTGCGTCAGCTTCAGCGACGGCAACGCCTTCAACTACCGCCGCGACGACAACGTCTGCTGCGTGCGCGCGGTGCGCTCGGTGCCGTCCGGCCAGCACGCCGCCGCGCCATCGGCGAAGGGGGTTTGACGTGGCTGACGATACGGGCGGGTTGAAGGTTGTTCCATTTACTCGCGGCAACGTGCATGACATTCCGTCTGGTTTGCGTGATCTAGCCGAACTGATCGAACAGGGTTGCGTCGAAGGCGAAATCCTCGGTCTGACAGATGCAACGCACTTCGCATGGATTGCGACCAACTCCTACGGGCAGGTGGAGTGCGGATTGCTTGGCGCAGACGGCGACCGGTATCGCGCAGCCGGAATCATGTTGGCCGGCGCGAACAAGCTGACCAAGGAGCAAACCCCATGACCACGCCCAACGAGCGGGAGGCGCTTGTCGCCAAGTGGCGCGCGGATGCTGCGTTCTATCGTGCGGGAGGAGAGCCGGACAAGTCCGTCGCTTACGACCGCTGCGCCGATGAACTCGCCGCCCTCACCCGCCAGGAAGCACAGCAGGAAGCGCAGGGGGCGGTGGCATCTACTATAGATGCAGGGGGGTTCATCAGCGATACCGCCGCGCTCGCGCTCCTGCGAGTGATCGGCGGCGGCAACCCAAACGTGGAGTACGCCGTCGAGCGTCTACGTCTTTCCCTCACCACCCCACCCGCGCCCGTGGACGTGCGGGTAGCGTTGCCAAAGGTGACGTTCAAGAACGTGCAGCGCGGCGATTGTGGCAAGTATCCAGACGGCACAGGCTGGGGGCACGCGTGGTCTGCGCCCATCGTCGAAATCGAACGCGCCGACTGGGATCGCTTCATCGCCCTCCTCTCCGGCCAGCCGGCGGGGGTGGATGACGAAATGAGCCGCATGGATGCAGTCATTGCGGCCCATAAAACTTGGCCCACGGACCTCCGCAAAAAACTATCCCTGCATGATCTTCGTCGAATGAGCGGGTGGGCGCCGAAGCCATCGCCAAGAGACTGGCGCATCGACACGTCAGCCGGTGTCCCGATCCTTGTTTACCAAAACTGTAGCGTCATCGAAGGCGAGCAGGCGCGATACGTCATCGGACTAATCGAGAAGGACGGGCAGCAGGGGTTGGTCATCGACGATGCGAAGGTTAGGCGCGCTGTTCACGCTTATGACGAATGGATGATCGAGCACGCCCCGGATGAAACAGACGCGTATCACGACGGCATGCGTGCCGCCCTCACAGCCGCCCTCGGTGGCGGAGGGAGGGGGTGATGGACTTCAACTGGCGCGTATTCCTGATCGGCGTCGCGTGGTGGATGCTGGAAACCGACTACTTCGGTTGGAACGCACGGCCTGGCAGCGTTGCCGAACTGTTCGCAGATGGCGGCGCGCTCGCGTTTTACGCCGCTGCTTTCATGCAACGGAAGTCACCAAAGCTGGCAGTCGCAATCTTCATCGACCCCACCACCCCACAACCGAGGACGCCTTGATGTTCGTGTCGAAGCAGCGTTTTGACCTGATGCAGCGGCGGGTTGACTTAGAACTCCGCGAACTGCAACAGAAATACTGGCGTCTCTATGCCGATTACCGCCGCTTGCTAGATCACTTGGGCTTGGTCGAAGTGGAGATTAAGCCGGACAAGATTCTCCGCGAAAAGGGCGGCCCGGAGCAATCCCCATGACCGCCCGCCCGCAGGTGGAGTTGCCGGATAACCGCAGCACGCTATTGAGCGGCGACCTCGACGTATTTGCCTCGCAGTACCCCAAGACGGCGGATCGCATTCGCGCAGAACTTAACCGCCTCGCCACCCGCCTCGCCGAGTCCGAGGCGCGCGCGGAGGGGTTGCGGAAGTTGCTCGCGGAAATGATCGAACTGCGGCAGGCAACGCAGGACGGTCGCGTAACCGACCGGCACGAACTCGACATCGTGCGCGATGCCAAAGCCGCTATCGCCCAGGAGGCCGAGCGCGAAGCGGTGTCGGCTTGAATGAATTGTTAGGGCGCGGCCCAACAACACACGAGGAACAGATGAGCGCAAATATCCGCCGACTCGGCAACGACAACAACTTGGCCAATGTCCCGCACATGCTCCGCAATCTTGCGTCACAGATTGAGGCCGGCGAAGAACCCGACCCGCTGACGATGCTGGTCATTTCTGTGACCGATGAGAACACTCCACCTCTCATGTACGGCTTCGGCAAGCGCGAGAACAGGCTGCGCGATGTTGGAGCACTGCAATCATGCGTTTCCTTCATGCTGCAAATGGTGCCGGACGATGGCGATTGAGCGCCCTAACGACAAGTTAAGCCGGGCCGGAACGGCCTCGGCTTGAACGCAATGTTATGTGGCGAAAACAACTAGGAGAGCAAACATGAACCCTCTTGTTGGAAAGACCCTCACCGGCCTAATGCTGGCGAAGGACAAGAAAGCGATCAAGTTCCAGACCACGGAAGGCGACATTGTTGCTCGCTGCGACGCAGATTGCTGCTCTTATACGTGGATCGAAGCCATCGAGAACACCATCCGCGACTTTCCGGCATTGGTCACTGCCGCCGATGACATCGAGGACGGATTGCCTGACACCATCGACAACGACCCGGAGCATGACTGCTTGCAGTTCTACGGGTTCAAGGTCACGACCGACAAGGGCGTGCTGGTGATCGACTACCGAAACGTCTCCAGCGGCTACTACGGCGGATCACTGTCTTGGCCTGGTGAATATCACTACGGCGGCGTGTACGGGCAGAACAACAGCGACGATGAGTGGGAACCAGCCACATAACGACCAAGTTCAGCCGTGGCGCGAAGCGAGTTCGGCTTGAATGAATAGTTAGACCGCACACCCGGAGGAAAAGCCATGTTCAAACGAGAAACTCGGTACGTCGTACTCAAAATTAGCGACATTGAAAAACACCTATCGGAAGAAGGGCAGCGCACTCTCGATGCGATCTGCGCGGCAATTTCATCCGGGCGCGTGTCTGACGGGAAACCGCTGCTGGAAGCGGTGGTTGTGGAACACGACTGGCCTGAATACGAGCCGACGTGGGCGGCAATCAAAGCGCGGTGTGATTCCTGTGCGGTCTAACACCTGAGCTAACCCGCGCCGCCGCTGGCGCTTGATTTCACCGCGAACCCGAAGCGGCGTCGGGTTGAGCCGCTTGTTAGTTGGCGTATTAGAGAGAGACGAAATGAAGAAGAAATTGGTGTTCCAGTATTACTACAAAGTGATCGGATGCCCCGGCAGGGATGCGGACGATAGCAGTTGCATATGTTGGCACGAAGAAGGCACTGGCCCGTATGAGAACGAACGCCATGACGCCGATGCGCCGGTAGTAGATTGGCGCATTAAGCCAGCTAACGATCAAGTTCAGCCGTGACGCGAAGCGGCGTCGGCTTGAACGAATTGTTAGGTTGCACCCATGTGGAGCGAAACGTGAAGAGCAACGTAAAAGCAAAGACCGTACACGCAAAGTTATTCTGGGCCGTAGCCTATGGTGACGGAAGAATTGATCCATACACAATTCGGCACAAGCGCGCCGAAGCAATCGACGCATTCTGCGATGCCCCGTTCATGAGCGACTGGCCGGAGTGGCGCAAGAAGGGAGCAAGGCCGGTGAAGGTGCTTGTGCAACCTAACTAGCGTTATCACCACAAACCCGCCGGATAAAAAATATCACCGCATGAACAAGGAGTGGCAGCGTGATCGCCGAACGCAGCGCACAAGGAGCCGCAGCATGACAACGGAGGCGGGGATGGGTGAGTGGCTGACCGAGGCCGAGGCGGCCGAGCATTGCCGCGTAGGCCGTCCAAAGTCAGCCGCAGAGGCGGCGGTGGGCGGGTGAGTCATCCTCGCGCCGGTGCGGTCACGGCGCCATCGGAAAAGTCCGGTTTGTGGGTCAGGCTCCGATGAACTTGTCGATGGCGTCGGTCAGCGGCCCCGGCAACCCGACCTGCGAATCCATGTCGGCGTGCGAGAGGGCGAACTGTTGCACGGTCGCGGCACCGCCGAACTGCTGCACGCGGGCGGCGAAGGCTTGGGTCTGCTTCACGCTGGCCGGGCTGCGGTTGCCGATGGTCAGCAGCCACGGGCCGGTGAACCCCTGCACGCAATCCATCGGTGACATGGCCGGCCATGCCAGAGGATCGGTGCCGAACGGCACCATGATGTCGCTGCCAATCGCATTCGCCGTGCGAACCGAGTCCTGCACGTCCAGCGTGCCGGCGTCGAGGCAGACGACCCAGCACGGCGACACCATCGACGCAGCGGCCACGGCGACGTTCGTGCCGCCGGCCGAGTGGCCCATGAGTCCGACTCGCTTGGGATCGACGCCCTTCATCTTCTGGACGAAGGCGTAGGCATAGGCCACGTCCTGCTGTTCATCCAGCGGCGTGACCTGCGGATACAGCCGGTAGTTCATCGACACAACGACGTAGCCCTTCGGAACGTAGTACGCGACCTTGTTGTCGATCACGCCTTCGTTCGCCTTGTCGCCCAGCGTGTTGTCCCATCCGCCGCCGTGCACCATGAGGATGACCGGCAGCTTGTCGCCAGGCATCGTGTTCGGCGGACGGTACACGTCGAGCTTCTGCAACGGGTCGGCGCCGTAGGGCACATCGCGTTCCTGCGTCGGCAGGGGCTTCGGCGCGGGAACCGGCGGCTTCCGCCTGCGGCCGAACAGCGCGTCGAAGAACTCGGAAATGGTCATGGCGTGCTCCCGTTCAAAGTGATGCGTAATTGCGGCCAGCGCCGCTGTTCCACAGCAGGCCGCGCTCGGTGCTGTCCAGCTCGCGCGACCACATGGCGCAGGAATCGAACACGGCGGCTCCGGTATAGATCGAAGCGCCAAGCCCGCCGAGGAAGAAGTCGGCGACGCAATCGAACAGCGTGCTTGCGCCCGAGAATGTCGCGCTGGCCGGCGTGCCGTTGTCCACCTGGATGTAAACCTTTCCGTCCGTGGTCGACCGCCAGCCAACAAATAGATGCCACGCGTCATCGTTCAGGCTGGTGCCGGTAGTAGCAATCGCGGCCACGTTGTCGCCGTCGGTCGAGACGCCGAACTTCGCCACGCCGCCTTCGATCAGGATCAGGTACGAGCGCCCGCCGCTGGTGATCGCCCACCGGTTCAAGCCGCCAACGTCCGCGACGGCGGTCTTGATCCACATGGCGAGGGTAAAGTCGCCGGTCAGGAATTTGAGGCTGGAATTGGCGGCCTTGGTGAGATAGCTCGTGTTGACCTTGGCGACCGCGTTCCCCACCTTGCCGGCGGCGCTGGTTTCCGACACCGAGGCCGTAAAGTCGTTCGACCCGTGCGAGTCCACCCACGTCGTGCCGCCGCCATCCTCGAAGTCCCACCACGAGACAAGGCCGGTTTTGAGCGTGGTTCCGCCGGAGCCGCCAGACCCACCGCCCAGCCGCTGGAATAGCTGGTAAGGCTTCACGCTTCCTCCAGCGCGAAGTCGCAGTAGAACTTGTCGTCCGCCGCGTTGTACGAAAGGCCGACGAGATGCAGCTTGCCGGCGGTCGTTGAAGTGGGCAGCGTGGCGATGCGGCTGGCGTATTTGCTGCCCCACGTCAGGGAGCGCGAGCTTCCGTTGTCCTTGATCTCCAGCACCAGCCCCCAGCCATCGGCCGGCGTGCTGGAATAGTTGGCGATGGTCAGACCGGCGGAGAGTCCCGTGGCGCGCAGCAGGTCGTTCGTGCCCGTGGGCGTGATCGTGTTCGAGGTGACCGTGCTATTGATGGACGGCCTGCCCGCCCATGCCGCCAGATCATCCGGCGTGGTCTTTTTGTCCACGCCCGATTGCGTGAGGGGAATCGTCTCCGCGCCCGTCAGGGTCGCGGTTGCTTTATCGGCCCAGCGTGCCATTAGATGACCTCGGTGTAGTAAGGAGCGCCCGTGTCGTCCACGTAGGTGTTGCCGGCGTCATCGACGTATGCGTCGTAAGAGGCGGCGCCCGTGAACTGCG